ATTTTGCAAATTGGCCGCACGGTTCATAGCGAACCCAGAAGCCTATGGTTATACAACACCCCTATGAAATACTTCGATGAATTAAAAAGAAGCATGAACTGGCTTGGACAGAAACCAGAAACGATGTTTCTTGGTCAAGCCGTGGAATATGCTGGCACAGGAATGACGACGACGCTCAAAGATATAGATAAAGCCAAGTTATTGGAAGTTCCAGTAGCCGAAGAGATGCAGATGGGTATGAGCATTGGTCTGGCATTGAAAGGTATTGTTCCTATTTCTTTATTTCCCCGTTGGAACTTCCTTCTCCTTGGAACGAATCAAATTGTCAACCATCTTGACAAGATTCCTTTCATGACCGACCAACCTTACAAACCCAAGGTTATCATTCGAACTTCAATTGGATCTGAACGTCCATTGCACCCGCAACACCAGCATGTTGGTGATTACACGGAAGCGTTTAAGTTAATGTGCAAGACGGTCAACGTCGTTCGTCTCGATGAACCAGAAGAAATTTTTCCAGCCTATGAAGCTGCTTACAATGCTGAACATTCTACCATTTTGGTAGAGTGGGGCGATTATTACAATGAAAAATGAACACCAAAAACTAACAATCACTTGCAAGTATTGTGGTAACGATTTTTTCGTTTCTTATGCAAACAGATCGAGAATATATTGCAGTAGATCTTGTCAATCCAAATCCATTCCAAGAACTTCTACAGCAAAAAAAGTATCTGAGTGTATGATTTGTAAAAAACCGTTCGAACATTATGGAGAACGAATTGTTTGTGGGAAAACATGTTTGTGGGATTACTTTTCAAAACAACGACTAGGGTCGAACAATCCATCGTGGATTTCCGAAGAAGATATAGAAAAATCCACATGTATTAGATGTAATAAGAAATTCACTTATTCGAGAAATGGATTACACAAGGAACAAAAAAGAAAATTCTGTTCGCTGGCATGTAGTCGGGGATTTAACTTAAAATCACTTCCGTTTCAAAGTTATAGACGAAAAGCTGACTACCCCAGAGAATTTAGGAAACTTAAGATAGAAATAAAAAAACGAGACAAATGTTGCCAACTATGTAAAAACGTAAAGGGACTGGAAATTCATCATATCAATTATGACAAAAAAGACTGCGACCCCGACAATCTTATAGCTCTTTGTAAACGCTGTCATACTTTGACTCATTATCAGAGAGGATTTTGGGAACAACTCTTCACGGGGTTAAGTTCAAACTCAAAAATTGTTCCAAAAGGATGGGGATTAGAAATCCATATCGTAAACCACGACAAATATTGCTTAAAATATCTAGTTTTTTTCAAGGGAAAACGATTCAGTTTACATGAACATAATATCAAACAAGAATTGTGGTTATGTAACTGGGGCAAATTTGAGGCATATATTGAAGATACCAAGGGAGCCAAAGATTATTTCATATTCAAACAAGGGGATAAACTTGAAATTCTCCCATCTGTTAAGCATCAGCTTCAAGCAATCACAAACTCTATAATCACCGAAGTTTCTACTCAAGATTTTCCAGAAGATTCTATTCGAACAGAAAAAGGAGATTAACAGAAATGAACGTAGCCCCCGCAGCCGCTTATTATGAGCTTGGAAATGCATTGTCCGATTTACCACAAGCCGAAAAGGTTTATTATATGCGGCATTTGATACTTGACCTCATGGATTATACCGAACAAAGCGAAGATGAAACGATTTGGTGTGAACTATTGAGAGACTTAGAAAAACACTATCCCCAATGGACTGAACTTGAAGCCCTATGGAACGGGAACGGAGTTAAAATCGAATGAGCGATAAAATGACAGAAATCATCATTGTAAAAGCACCGTTTAGGATTTCCCTTTTCGGTGGGTCCACAGACTATGTGGATTTTTACAAAGATCACGGGTCATTTCTCATTGGAACGACGATTGACAAGTACACCTACCAGTCAATGCGAATTCGTCCCCGCATCCTTTCTCATGAGAGCGTCATCACCTATTCCCAACAACAGCTTGTCAAGAATTGGGATGAAATTCACAACCCACTCATTCGAGGAATCCTCAACCATCGCCACGTCATCCATAACATTGAATTCAATTCCTATTCCGACATCCCTTCAAGAACAGGGCTCGGAGGATCGTCGGCTTTCTGTGTTGGAATGCTTCATCTTCTCAACGAACTATTCGTGGTTCCCAATCAAACGAAACGGGGACTGGTCAAAGAAGCCATTTACATTGAACGAGCCCTCCTGAGAGAACCGGGCGGCATTCAAGATCAAATCTGGCCTGCCTATGGTGGGTTGAATACCATTGAGATTCAGAAGAGTGGAGAATTCCTTGTCAAGCCGCTTTCCGTCACCAAGGAGTTCAAAGAAGAGCTTCAAAACTCCATGCTGCTCATTTACACCGATGAACAACGGGAACAGGACACCATTGCCAAGTCCCATGAACATAAGGATAAAACCGAAATTTTACAAATGGCCAAAGAAGCCCATCAGTTCTTTTTGAACGAAGATATTGAACAAATTGGACGCCTGCTCCATAAGTCATGGGAAGAGAAAAAGAAAATCTCCCCGCTAATCACCACGGGTAAGATCAACACCATTGTCGAAGAGGTAATGCGAATGGGGGCTTATGGAGTGAAACTATTGGGCGCAGGAGGTTGTGGATTTTTGTTGGTCGTCTGCAATCCCAAGGTCAAACATGAAATTACAATCAAATTCTCTCAGACGCTTTTGGACTTCGCCTTTGAAGACAAGGGAGTGTCGGTGATTTACGATGGGAATGCCCAATGATAAGAGGAATCGTATCGGGTTATTTTAACCCCCTTCACAAAGGACATTTGGAGTATATCCATGCGGCCAAGATTCAATGTGATTACTTGATTGTCATTGTCAATAATGATGCTCAAGTAAAGCTCAAGGGTTCAAAGCCATTCATGGATCAGGACCATCGTCGTATCATCTTGTCCCATATACGAGATGTCGATCAAGCCATCATAGCCATTGACACAGAAAAGACCGTTTGTCAGACGCTTTTGGAGATTCGGAAGAAATACCCCGAAGATGATCTGGAATTTTATAACAGTGGGGATCGAGCCCCAGTGGCTAACGCTGAGTCGGCAGAAATGGAGATTTGCCGAAAAAACCAAATAAAATATGTTGCTATTCCTTTACCAAAAGTGTATAGTTCTTCTACATTATTAGCAGAAGTGTCGAAATGAAAGTTCTAATAACCGGAGTCACTGGCAGTGGCGGTAGCTATCTTGCCGAATACATCTTGAACAATGTTCAAGGTGCTAAAGTCATTGGCACCACTCGGGATCACACCGCCGCCCGAAACATTCAGTTCATCAAAGATCGAATTGATCTCCGCTATTTGGATCTCAACGATTCCCTCTCGGTCTATCGGTTGTTTGATGACGTGCGACCTGACATCGTTCTCCACATCGCCTCCATGGCCAATGTGCGGAAATCTTTTGATTATCCTCATGATGTTGTGACCAACAATATCAATATCACTTTGAACCTCTTGGAATGTGTGCGTCTCCTTAAAAACAAGGATGGTTACAACCCGATCATTCAAATTTGCAGTACGTCGGAAGTCTATGGAACCGTTGATGCCAAGAATGTCCCAATCACCGAAGACTGCCCCTTAAAGCCAATTAACCCCTATGCCGTTTCCAAGATGGCACAGGACAACCTTGGATATGTCTATTACCTGAACTATGGCATGAACATTGTTCGGACTCGTATGTTCACCTACTTGAATGCTCGGCGTGCGGATTTGTTCGCCACGGCGTTTGCCAAACAGATTTTAGAAATCAAGAGGGGCGAACGAGATGTTTTGGTTCATGGCAACTTAGACACCGTTCGCACTTTCATTGATGTCCGTGAATCAGCGGAAGCTTATTGGATTGCTACGCAAAAGTGTAAGATGGGTGAAGTTTATAACATCGGCGGCAACGTAGGATACAGCATCGGACAATTTTTGGAACTGCTTATCAATAAGATGGGTGTCCCGGTGGTCACAAAGGTAGACCCCAAGCTGTTACGTCCTTCGGACATTACCGTTCAGATTCCAGACATGAGCAAATTTACCAGAGATACAGGATGGAAGCCTGTCATACCGTTTGACAAGAGCGTGGATTACTTCATTGAAGAACTGTATAAGTTCTGGGACAAGAAATAACATATGAAAATATTAATAACTGGCGGCGCAGGCTATATTGGCAACATTTTAACAGAACACCTTCTGAACCATGCGGAAGCACCAGAAGTAACCGTCTTGGATAACCTAATTCATCGACAGGGAGGGATATTAGAGTTTACGTCCAATCCACGGTTCGATTTTGTTTATGGAGACGTTCGAGATCCAAACATCTACAAAAAAGCGATCACTGACGCTGATGTGATCGTGAACCTTGCAGCTTATGTGGGAATGCCCCTATGTAATCGGTTTCCCATCGAATCTAAACAAGTCAATCAAGAAAGTTCTGCCTTCCTTGCCAAAACCGTCAGCAAAGATCAACTGGTCATTTATGCCACAACCAACTCAGGATATGGTCTGGGCCAACACGTTGAGGGTAAGGCCGTCCATTGTACCGAAGAAACGCCCCTCACTCCAATTTCCATCTATGGAAAGACCAAATGTGAAGCGGAGAAGTCGATCATGGCATCGGGGAACAACATTTCCTTCCGTTTAGCAACCGCCATGGGAGTATCTCGAAAAATGCGATTGGATCTGCTCGTAAACGATTTTACATGGAGAGCGTGGAACGACAGATTCATTGTTCTCTTTGAATCGACATTTCTCCGGAACTTCGTTCATGTTCGTGACGTGGCCAACGCAATTTCATTCGCCATTAGTAATCAAGCCGTAATGCGAGGGCAAGTTTACAACCTCGGTAACTCTTCGGCCAATGTTAACAAAATGGAACTCTGTCTTGCCATTAAAAAACAAGTTCCAGATTTCTTCATTACAGAGTCGCCAATTAACAAAGACCCCGACCAGAGAAACTATATCGTCTCCAATGCGAAATTGGAAGCATTGGGGTGGTCCGCTAGATATTCATTGGATGATACTATCCGTGAAGTATTGGTCGCTTGTCCAATCTTCAAAAATGCCAATGTTCCGTTTTCGGATATATGACCATAAGCGATGCCTCAAAGATCAAAGGTGTTTTAACGTTTCTGCCCGATGTGTATTATGACCATCGGGGAGAGAATTGTGAAACGTTCAATGCCGAGGCGTTCCAAGCCCAATGTGGAAGATTCAACGTGGACGAAGTTAAATTCGTCGTGGACTCCTTCTCGTTCTCGACCAAGAATGTTTTACGAGGATTCCACGGCGATACTAAGACATGGAAACTGGTTCAATGTCTTCAAGGAGCAATTCAATTATCCGTAATCGATATTCGGCCAGAAAGTAAGACCGTTGGCAAGACCGATACGTTTTTTTTGAATGATAAGAACCGAATGCAATTACTTATTCCAGCAGGGTGTGTTAACGCTCACCTATGCTTGTCAGATACTTGTATCTTCGGATACAAACTTTCACATGGTTATGTCAGACAGGAGGACCAACTCCTTATCAAGTGGAATGACCCGCAATATAGCGTGTATTGGCCAGTAACCAATCCCATTTTATCAAAAAGAGACTCATGAGCTTAGACGTATTATTCATCGAACCCAATGTGGCGAAGGAAGCCTATCAGGCCCTTGCCGACGAATTCAGTGCCATCGAAACCCCAACGTGGTGTTTGCTTCTAGCCCAAAGCTGCCGTTCCATTGGCTATAAGGTCGCCATCTGCGATTCCAACGCCGAACGAATGACGGATGAACAAGTTGTTCAACGAGTCAAAGAACTAAACCCTCGTCTGGTTGTGTTTGTCATGTATGGCCAGAACCCAAACTCCGGGACCACCATGATGATTGGGGCCTATCGGACAGGGGAAAAGTTGAAGGATGCGATTCCCAATGTGAAGATCGCCATGGTGGGATCGCATGTCAGTGCCCTTCCAAAAGAAGTTTTGGCCAAACCATTCGTGGACTTTGTATTGCTTAATGAGGGTGTGTATGCGTTGAGAAACCTTTTGAAATCCGATTTGGAGTCAAATGATCAATTGGAGACCATCAAGGGAATTGGTTGGAAACCGAAGGAAATCCCCGTGGGATTTGACGGAAAGGTAATGACCCTTAACCCCCCAGAGTTCGTCGTCCCGCAAGAAAAAATGGATCAAGACCTACCGGGATATGCGTGGGACTTGCTTCCCTATAAGGACAAGCCATTTGACCTTTATCGGGCACATTTCTGGCACGCCAACTTTGACAAGACTCGCAGAACACCCTTTGCGGCCATCTACACCAGTTTGGGATGTCGCTTTGGCTGTGACTTCTGCATGATCAATATCATCAACCGTAACAACAACGCCGATGGTATTGCATCTTCGGATAGTCGTCTCATGCGTTTCTGGTCTCCGGACTTCATCACCAAAGAATTCGAAAAACTGGCAGCGTATGGTGTAGAGACGGTTCGTATATCGGATGAAATGTTCTTCTTGGACAAGCGTTACTTTGAACCGTTGTTGAACAACATCATCAACAAAGGTCTCAAGTTCAACATGTGGGCTTATGCCCGTGTTGACACCGTTCGCAAGCAGTATCTCGAATTATTCAAGAAAGCAGGCATCAACTGGCTCGCTTTGGGAATTGAAGCCGCAAGGCAGGAGATTCGTACCGAAGTCAGCAAGGGATCGTTCCAGAACGTCAACATCCGTCAGGTTTGTCAGGATATTCGTGATGCCGACATCAACGTTATCAGCAACTTCATCTTTGGTTTCCCAGAGGATTCCATTGAATCAATGCAGGCCACTTTGGATCTCGCTATGGAAATCAACGCCGAGACCACTAACATGTATCCTTGCATGGCACTGCCGGGAAGTCCTTTGCACGTTGCAGCAGTTAAAGAAAATAAACCCCTTCCGAATAGTCCTGAAGGTTATGCTTTCTTAAGTTATGAATCTCAACCAATGCCAACGAAACATTGTACATCGGCAGAAGTTTTGAAGTTCCGTGATTATGCATGGCATACCTATTTCACCAATCCAGCATATCTTGAACTAGTGGAGAAACGATTTGGGTTGCAGCAAAGAAAAAATGTCGAAGAAATGGCTAAAATAACTCTTCATCGTAAACTCCTTGAGGAATAATGAATCGCTATCTCTTAGTTTTCAATACGTGTGAGATTCAGAGAAACAATCTGTTTCTTTACATCAAGCATTTGGAAAGCCTCCTTAAGCAAACCGCCAATGGGTTTACCTATGACGTGGTTGTAAGTGGCTGTGCCATGCATAGGGCCACCAAGGCAGGACTCCGAAAGAAGTTCGGCAAACAGATGATGTATTGCTTCATGGATGAAATCCAACCTGTCAACATTACCTTCAATAAGGCCATCGAAGAAATTGTCAAACAGAAGGGAAGATATGATGGGTATCTCTATGTAGATTCAGGAGTAGATGTCCAAAACAACACCCATGCCCTACAATTGATGCATGATCGGTTTGTAACCGGAAATTATGGTATCGTTACGCTTCAAACGGATACAGACATGGGAAAAGAAAACTGGTTCGGTCTCCCAAAAGAACATGTCTGGATAGGACAGGATTTCATCGTTCCAGTTGGTAAATGTATTAACTTGCATTTCAACCTTTATTCTGATAAGGTGTTACAATACTATGGTAGACTCATCCCTGACATTTTTAAAGCCTATTGCACGGAATCAGTATTTTCTTTCATGGTTGCTGCTTTGAACTTGAAATGGGTGGTAGTCAAGGACTTGGTAATTTTTCACACCAAGTCGGCAGATGGAGCAACCGCAGGCTTCGAACATATTGGCGATAAGGGGTATTGGAACAACTTGATGTTCGGATTGGACATGCGAGATATTCTCAATGACCCACGAGCCCGTTCCACGGGGTTTGGGTATGATGAATGGGCGCATATTTTTGATCACGATCCAGCGAAATTTGATGCCAATGGCTTTGCGCTCGATTCGGGCCTCGGCCCGTTTATGAAAGAAAAGTTGTTCCTGACGCCAGAACGGTTTAACTATGACATGTATCCCAGTGAAACGATTTTATGATTAGTATCCTTTGCCCAACTCGAAAACGTCCCCAGAACATAACTCGTTTGGTGGACAATATTGTTGCCACTGTAAGCAACGTTCAAAACATAGAATTTCTCGTCTATATCGATGACGACGATGAAGAATCTATTCCCGCCTTACAATATGCCGCCGAGAAGTTAAACGTCAATGCCGTCCAAGGAAACAAACTCATTGGAAGCCAGATGTATAACGAACTCGGGAAATTAGCGCAAGGCGATATCATCATGTTTGCCGCTGACGATATTATTTTCAAAACCCCAAATTGGGATGTTATTGTTCAAAAAGAATTTGATGCTATCGAGGATAAAATTCTTTTCGTTTATGGTGAAGATGGTTTTCAAAAGGGTCGGATTGGCACGCATGGTTTTGTTCATCGCCACTGGGTAGATATCTTGGGATATGTTCTTCCTCCCAAGTTGGCATCGTCCTACACGGATGAATGGGTAACTGATGTAGCAGTCAAAGCAGGCCGACGCCGATACATTCCAGAACTACTGGTAGAGCATTTGCATCCCGCAACAGGTAAAGCCCCCAACGATGAGACTTACGTCAAACGAATTGAGATTGCGGGTGATCTAGCGGCTTATTTTCAAAGCCTAGAACCAGATCGAGTTACCGATGCCAATAAACTGAAAGAATTCATCAAGTTATTCGCCCAATGAGTACCAAAGACCTTATTTTAGACTTAGTGGATAAGCATTTTTCCGAAAAGCGTGCGGCCAAGACGTGGACACCGGGGAAAGACTGGGTTCAATACTCCGGACCTTATTTTAACAGCGAGGAATACATCGCTGCTGTATCAGTTCTACTGGATGAATGGTTGGTTTTGGGCAATTCGGCGCTTGAGTTCGAGAAGAGGTTTCCATTACTGGTCAATAGGAGCTATGGCGTGGTCACCAACAGCGGATCAAGCTCAAACCTTCTCATGATAGCCGCCCTCAAGTCCAAACGCCTCTGGGGACTCAGGAAGGGCCATATCGTGACTCCTGTGGCTGGATTTCCAACGACCCTTAACCCAATGCTTCAACTTGGGTTTCAACCCGCCTTTGTGGACATTGAGTTAAATACTTTGAACCTTAACCCGGTTCAAGCCGATACCGCCGCAGATATGTGGCAAGCCAAAGGCATCATGTTCGCCCATGTTCTTGGAAATCCTCCGGAAATGGATGCCATCATGGATGTGGTAAAAACCCACAAGCTCGTTTTTCTTGAAGATTGCTGTGATGCCCTCGGTTCAACATATAAAAACCGTCCGCTCGGTAGTTTTGGGCACATGTCCTCCTACTCGTTCTATCCCGCTCACCATATCACGATGGGAGAGGGTGGTTTTGTTGTATGCTCCACCCAAGAACAGGAAAAAGTTGTCCGAAGCCTCCGCGAATGGGGGAGAGGATGTTATTGTGTTGGAAAAGCGGCTAATCTTTCAACCAAAGGCACCTGTGGATGCCGTTTCAAAAACTGGCTTCCAGCCTTTCCCGATGAAATATTCGATCACAAGTACGTATATGAAGAAATCGGATACAACTTAAAACCCATTGAACTTCAATGTGCCATGGGATTAGCACAATTAGATAAACTGGATGAGATTCGCCGTAAAAGAATCGAAAATTTCAATACCCTCAATGAAATCTTCAAACCCTACGAAGAACATTTCATTCTTCCAAAAGCCACCGAAGGTGCGGACGTATCTTGGTTTGCATTTCCCCTAACCATTAAAGACGCCGCCCCATTCAAACGTTCTGAGTTTTGCCGTTATCTCGAAGATAAAAAGATTCAAACCCGAAACTATTTTGGGGGGAATTTACTACTTCAACCAGCCTACTCCGACTTGGCAACGGCCTATGGAGGTTACGATAAAATAAAAAAACTGTTCCCAAATGCTACGAAAGCAACTACAGACACATTTTTTTTGGGAACCAGCCCTGTGATTTCAAAAGAACAAACTACTTATATCCAAGAAGTAGTTAACACCTTTTTTAAGAAGTAACATGCGAAAAATAGTTTACATCACCGGTTGCCTCGGATTCATAGGATATCATATTACCAAACAATGCTTAGACCGTGGATGGTTTGTTCACGGAGTCGATAAAAAGACTTATGCGGCTAATGTTTCTTGTTTGAAAGACCTTGAAAAAACCCCCAACTTCCAATTTTGGGAAGAAGACATCAAAGATATTAAAACCTTGTGGCCGTGTGATGTGGTTATCAATACCGCCGCCGAGACCCATGTTGATAATTCAATCGCTGCAAGCAAAGAGTTCATCGACTCCAATGTGTATGGTGTTCATAACATTCTCAATCTCATCGCCCAATCAAAATGGAAACCACTTTTACTTCATTTTAGCACTGATGAGGTATATGGAGATATTGTCAACGGATCACATACAGAAAAAGATCGTTTGAAGCCAAGTAATCCTTATTCCGCTACCAAAGCTGCGGCGGATATGTTCATTTCAGCTTGGGCACGAACCTATGGAGTTGAATGCACGACTGTTCGACCTACAAACAACTACGGATGCTACCAATTTCCAGAAAAGCTCATTCCTTGCATCTGCAAAGCGGTGGTTCAAGGAGGAAAATTTCCTTTACACAATCAGGGGACTCCCCGACGAACATGGCTTCACGTAGAAGATACCGCCGAAGCTATCATTCATATCATCGAAAAGGATTTGAGAAATGAAATTTTCAACATTGGCGGAAACTATGAAGAATCAAACTTGGTGGTCGCTAAAAAAGTAGTTAAAGCCTTAACAGGAAACGATGATATCACTCCATATTGCGACTTTGGTTTTACACGGGTAGGACAGGATGTTCGCTATAGTGTCAGTTCCGACAAATTAAGAAAGACCGGATGGGACAACGTGAAGTTCTTTGATGCCGAACTTCCTATCATCGTGAATCACTACAAAAATTGTTACGCACCGTTATGCTCACCCTCGTAATACCATCACGGAATAACCTCAAGTACGTTAAGTCCGCTTATGAAAGCGTTCGTAAACAACTTGGGGATGAAGTTGAAGTAATCCTCATGGACGATGCCTCCACCGATGGGACTTGGGATTGGATGAAGCTTCAAGCCTCGGACAAGACAAAAATTTACCATAACGAAGGTCCAGAGCGGATTGGTCATACTGTCTTGTATGATATTGGGGCTGAGATGGCCACCAATGAAATTTTCGGCATTTTCCACGCCGATATGTTAACCAGCCCAAATTACATCAAGAATGTTCTGAAACACTTGAAACCGGGAGTGATTGTATCGGGAACTAGAATTGAACCACCGCTCCATCCACCGGGACCAGAAAAATTCGTCCAAGATTTCGGAATTGAACCAGAAACCTTCCAGTGGCAGGAATTTCTGAATTTCGTCGCTTCACGGGAACAAATTGATGCCGACCAAACAACCAATGGCGTGTTTGCTCCATGGGTCATGTATAAAAAGGATTTCCAAAGCATCGGTGGACACGATAAAAGAGTGTTCGCCCCCATGGAACTTGAAGATTCCGATCTCTTCAATCGCTTTCTCATCCAAGGATTCAAGATGATTCAATCCCGTGATGCCTTTGTGTATCACATGACATGCCGAGGAAGTCGCTTTAAGGATGGGGTGAAAATCGTCCAAGAAATTCAACTTGGTGGGGGAAAAGTTTGGAAGCGTCCTCAAGACTCCGAAGAATACACCAAACTGCGCCAGAACAAGTTTAGAGAGTGGTGGCGGAAGTGGCATATGGATGTGCTCCACGACTCCAATATGCTCCCTATAGTCAATCCTCGCTACAATACGGGGTTTATAGTAGACCCATGCCCAGTGCAGTTGCTCCCTTTCATCGAGCCATGGTGCGATACGATTTATGTCAATCTCCCCCAGAGCGTCATTGACGACTATGTGGCCGCACAGCAAGCCGAATCCAAGTTTGCCATGATGCCAAGAGTACGTCATAGCACCGAAGCCAAAGGAAACGACATCTTGGTTTGGTTCGACGGAACGAAGTTCGCTCAACCGCAAATGGAAGTTATCAAACAGTTACCGCTCATGATACAAGACTCTGGCGAACAGAACACTATCATGACGTTTGACATTTTCACTATCGACATTCGACTAATCAACCCGATCCAAGATCGACTGGTCCACGCAGACAACCCATGGTACGTCAATCAACTATATGGCAGTAATAAGAGTTAAACACCTTGACTTCGAGACGAAGTACCGAGTCCCCGAATGTGCTGATACCCTCAACACTCAGGAATGGGCCGCAGAAGACGCCAACCGAGTCAAAGACGCAGGATGGGAGAGTCGCTACGACTATGAAGCGAACTTGATCGTCAGTAGCATGGACAAGAAGCTTCATTACAATGGAAACGTTCTTGAACTTGGTCCCGGCCCCGGTGTCCTCAGTGAAAAGATTCAAAACCTTCTTCACAGCGTTGATTACGTTGTTCAGTACGACCTTGTGGACAAACCATTCGCCAAAGAAGCTTTTGAGAAGGCCAAACGATATGGCCGCTTTTTCGTTAAGGACTTATCCTCGGGGTTTGATACCACGGGACTGGCTCCAAGCTACCAATTGGTCATTGCCAATGATTTCCTTGAACATGTCTTCAATCCATCCATCATTGTTCAGGAAGTTCACAAACTCCTTCAACCCGAAGGCATCTTTTTCGTCAGTGTTCCTAACTGGCGCATGGGGCATCAATTTACCTATCGGGGATTGTTCGACTATGACAACTGGCTCTATTTCATGATGGTTCACGGATTTGAGGCAGTTTCGGTCTCCCCATCCCCACTCCAAACACCGGATTATCCAAAACTAAGTAGCGAAGAAGAAATGGACGAAGAATTACGAAGAAGTTGGAATTGGTATTTCGCTTTTACTCCGAAGAAGTGATATTTATGGAGTATGATGTCTATCCTCTTAGCAAGTTCCGTCGTAGCGATGTTTTTGACCATTTGGTTTAGATCGGAAGCATACGTTGAATACTGTCGCTTGTTCAAGTTCGACTTTATCTCTCACTACAAAGATTACTACGCTAAAAGGGACAACGACGTTTCATTGACTTATCACGGGTATCTCCGTCAGTATCACGATTCGTTTCGTATCCGACTTATCACTTGTCCAATTTGCGTAGCCGCATGGTTGGCCATGGGAAACGCTTTGCTTTTTTGGAGCTTAACGCTTGTCCCGGTGACGTTCATTGGAGGACTGATTCTTTTTGGAATTGTCCACAAACTTCTCGGATAACTATGGATATTCGAAATGTTACTGAATTCCGAAACTTCGTCAACATCAATGGTCTAAGAGGACTCCACGGAGATATCGATGCTGTACCCATTTGTGTCATGGATTACGAACGGGGATGTAACTGTTGGAAAGATGGCGATAAGCAGAAAATCTACAACAACTGCAAAGCTCTTTATGTCAAATCAATGGGGGTAGTGTTAGGTCAGTTCTCAGCCCATTTTTTAGCCAAGACCCCCGGTCACTCCCTCACATTCTTCCAAGACGGAATTGCTATCGGATCAATGCGTCGGTAAACCAAGAACAGGCATTCAACGCCTTCCGGACTTCCATTCGCAACTCGGCATCAGATACCGCTTCCTGTGGCCCCAAACCCTTTATAGGCCATTCTAGCTTGTAGTCTGCCATCTTCTTCACAATCGGGTCATTAAGCCTCTCCTGCTCATTTGGAGCGTCAAGAAACACACGTTTGATAGGTGGAGACTCATGCCCGAGGAATTGTTCACGATGAAAGGCCGCTACATGAACCAGATACCCCGCCCACGAATGCACCCATTCACCTTCATTGGGATACCGAACGTCGGAAACAATGGCAATATCCACATCATTCCCATCGGACTTGAGTTGGTTATCCACACCACGAATCCAACGTTTTGGATCACGCTTGCGCCAGAACGTCGTTCCATACCAAACAAGGAAATCTCGAATATCCTTCTTGAGTTCGGTATCTTGGGTGTAAACATCAACGCCACAGTTTTTCTGGAGGAAATCCTTTACTTCGTCTTTGAGTGCCCCGGCGAAACTATATTGTTTAGCCTTGATTCCATTCTCCTTGAGAATGTCTAGCGCAATGGATGCAAATGTATCCTTGCCTGCCCGTGCGTAACCTACAACTCCAATAACTTTCATTTTTGTCTTGTTAGTTTCTTAAATCGTTCGATCATTCGCTTCGCCATTTCATTGTCGTAGCCCCCATCAGATTTTCGGACAGGAGACCCCGGTCCATACACCAAATAATCTCGAAGCTCCCCAAGCCGAATGTTTTTGGACACACTTCCATCGGCAATTAGCAAAAGAACATCGTCATGCAAATCTTCCCGCAGCGTTTGAGGAAGTTCGGAAAGTTTTACGCCTTTAGACATCATGCTTCCTTTTTATCAAATAGGTTTTCAACTTCTTTATCATTCAATCCCATGGCGCTACACAACTCTACTAATCGCTCTAGTCCCTCATCGGAGGCCACTAAAACATTGACATACTCATTGGCCTGACGTTTGGAGACACTATACGTCTTAGCGACTAAAGCCAGCAGATCTTGGTTATGTTTGATCACCTTGGTTTTAATCCAAGGCACCCATCGATAGGTGTTAGGGGTCAATGCAATCAGCAACGTGTAAAACTGTGCCGAGGGAATGATGTGAAAATATTTGTAGAGGAAAGCCATCTCACCAACAATTTCATCATCCATAGCCAAAGCCCGCAGGATCATAAAATGGTTGAATGACTTTCGATTCTCTTCGGAAAGCTTGTTGTAGTATTCGGGGTCTTTAACACCCCGAATGTGTTTAACATGATCAAACAGCGTCAGCTTGGTTACATTACTCTCGGTTCCTTTGGAGGCGGGAGATGGCTTTACCAGCTTCTTTGATCTTGGGCTCGATCCGACTGATTTCTTTGATTTCATGCTCTAATTTTGTAAACTTTTTCTCCACAATAACGAAATTTTCAATAACCACATGCTCACCCTCTTTGACCTTCTCCGCAAGCGACCCGTGCCTGAGTGATAAGGCTTCAACTCGCTTATGCAAGGCCCAAACGAGATATCCCTCCAGACCAAGCAAGAGAAAAACGAGGATGAAAAATAATACGGTCATGGAAAATCCGAAATATCTGGTTCTGGAGGTTCAGGTGTTTGTAATGGGGGAATGAAAGTTGGGCGATGTTTGAATTTATCATCTTCAAATTCTCGAACCTTATGACTTTTATTTCCACGCTTGTCCCATTTGGGACGGCGACCTTCGTTACGCTTAAATGTTTTGCCCATAGGTCAATTTCATTGTGAATATGTATAGCAGAAAATAAGCGAAACATCAACTTTTTTTACTCTATTTATACACATGCTGGTAAAACGAGTTCTCAACCCTGCCAAGAAAAACCACGTCATCGGAGATACCTTCCATTTGGTATTCCTTGGCACGGACGCCGTTCTGTACGATAAACTCTGGGATGAAGCGATCATCTATGGAAACAAGTCACTGGTTCGAATCGCCATTACTGATCCAAAGAAACTCACATCACTTTTAGATTCTAACGTGAAGGAAATCACGGTATACGTCTATAAGATTCAGGACACCGGAGAGTTAAAGAAACACGGCGACCCCATCAAAGGATTGCCCGCCACACTAACTATTCCAAACTACTAACATCGTAGTATGTGGGCATCGTAACGACATAGTGAGTCTCTTTCGTATAACCCTCCATGTCATATTCCATTTCAACTTCTTCGATATCCAACCCAATAAAAATGATTCTTTTTTCTTCTTTAGACCATATACCATAGATGGTGAGAGTTACCGTATTTGAAAACTTTCGTTTTTCCATCTATGGTATACAGTAAAAGAGTGGTTACGCCGTGACTGGTTGTCGAGAAACAAATGAAGTCACCAAAGGTACCGCCAACAACTTTTGAAGTCGATTTTGATCCACCAAAGTAATACTTCGACTTCTCGCCAAATCCAATGTTGTTTGTGAAACGGGTGTAAAAGCGAAAACCTTTTGAGGTCTTCCTTGCCCGCCTGTTAAGGCACCAATTTCAGCGATATTTCCAGCTTCAATTTGCTTTTGCGTTCGAACACGCAGGGTTATTTGTTTCGCATCACGTTGAAGAGTGAATACGTCTTCGAGAGTGAAGTAAGGTGTGGTTGGCCACTTCACCACGAGGTTTGTTTTGTTTTTTCGTTCTGTTTTTTTACTCATAAACCGATAACTACATTTGAGGTTATACTAAGGAGAGAATCACATTTCTGCGATTGTCAAACATACCATAACAGGTCTAGTATAAAATGTCAAGACCTTTTTCATTGTCCTTTTAGAAAAAGTTCGTTGATCGTTTTCGCCAGTTCTACTACACTGTCACTTTTTATAAAACGTGCATCTCTCCCATACATGACTTGGAAGTTTTTCTTGGTGTCATGTCCTTCACCCAAGAACGAAGTTCCTTGTCCTTCTTGCACGTAATAACTAAGAATATGTATTCCCTGCCTGCGAATTTTGTTCACTTGATTTCGAGTATGTTCAACCCCGTTTCCATCCCCATAACTGAACGTATGTCCCGTAATTGGAGACTTCATTTGGAAGAATGGCTCGCCGTCCGAAATGTTGAGGAAATACCGTTCTTCTTCATCCGGAACTGCATCAGTAAACAAATTCATAATCGCACTAAACGCCAATCCCTCGGGAGTACAACCACACGGACGAAGGAAGCGAAACAAGTTCTTTATTTTGGAGAACTTGTCTTTTTTTGAGTCGTATGCTTGAACGATATAGGGCATCTCAACCCCGCTGGCGGTTTTAGTGGCACGAAAGGAAATCGTAACGTGAATGTTATCCACCATTGACGTTGCCTTACAAATCGCAACACACATGGTCAGCGTATCATGCCACTTCTTTCCCGTCATCGACGTGCTAGCATCTACGGTGATATGAAGACTTCCTTTGGTGTACTTGAGAATTTTGACCTTCTCGAAAATATCCTCCGCATCAAATCCTGCGGAATGGAGCAAACGACGATTCAGTTTTCCCTTCCGTTTCCGGATTTCACGGTTCTGGTTTATTTCACGGCGAACGATCAACCGTCGCCCCAACTTCGTTCCTAGTTGAATGCCTTTTTTCACTGCCTCGGCAGTCGTGGCATCTGGTTGAATATCTCCATCCATGTCTTTCCAAAAGTTTGCCATCGGAAAAACCCCTTGCCCTGCGACGATCAAATCCATCGTAAGGTTCTTGACCACGATGCATCCTACCCGCATGGCCGCTTCATTACCTTGCATGGCAACCGGGACATAAACTAAAACAATCCCATGTTTCTCGATCAAATCGAGCATGTTTTTCTGATTGACGTTCAGTTCCTTCTTTTCCGAGTTTCCATGGACATATTGAACTTGAGTCTCAACCGTCTGCTTGATTTCTTTGGCCATTTCCTTGGTAGCCGATTTACTAACTTGGGAAGCCATGGACTTGTTCTCATCATCCTGCGGAGGACGATTGTTCATGGCATTCGCAACATCTTGAACCGTCCGATCTGCGTCAGATTTTTTGTTGGGATCGTCAGATTTGGTGGGCTCGCCCTTATCCGAAGTATCACCCTTTCCCGGTGACGGTTTATCGCTTTTGAAGAAGTCATCCACCTTCATTCTGGATTTTTGCCCGCCAGCACTACCACCACTGGTCTTACCTTGTGGATTGAAAGTGTCATGATAATGCTGGAGGTTATCCAAAACTATCTGCATTACCTTGTAGGCAAGTTTAATTCGATCCTTAGTGGACTCCAATCGGGAAATATTGGAAATATTGATTTCTTTCGCTATGGCTTCCAATCCCGGCAGCGATTGTAAATCCGTAAGAGGATTGCAAAAGTTGATGATACGAAACTCGTAAGAGGAAAGACTTGGGTAGCGATAATCGGTTCCGAGTAGAATATCATCAATGGTTGGAGTGTTAAAGCAAACGTTGTAGGACGCTTCGTAGTATCCAACGTATCCCGGTACCCTTGACACCACCCAATCGTCGATGTACCAGTCTTCCACGATGTTGAACATCGTCTTTAAGAACCGTTCCAAAGAAAGCTTGAGGATTTTGTTTTTACGACCAAACTCCCATATGGATTTAGGAGCGTTGAATGGAACGGTTTTGGCCAAATCAAAATCAGTCAAAAGAGTATGGGCGGCTTCA